TACGGTGAAGAAACCGAATTCGCAAACTCCTGTGGTCTCATCTTCCAGCGTGAAGCTGCTGGTTGTGTTGAAGCCATCGGTCCCCAGGTGCAAGTCACCTCGGGCGACGTCTCCGTCGTTTACCAGGGCGACGTGATTTTGGGTCGTCTCGCCATGGGCGCTGACTACCTGAACCCTGCTTGTGCTGTTGAGCTGTACGCTGGTACCGCTACTGCACCTTCTGCATTCTGATTTATTCAATTCTGGGGGATCCTTCGGGGTCCCCTTTTTTTTATCTATATGGCTTTTCCTACCACTAACTCGCAGCAAGAGCTGCCTGCTGTCAACCAAATCCTGCAGTCATGTGGTCAAGCGCCTGTGACTACCCTAGATCAAACCAACCCGGACGTTGCGATTGCCTATCAGACTTTACTTGAAGTCTCTCGGGAAGTACAGGCGGAAGGATGGTCCTTTAATAAGGAGTACAAATATGAATTTACTCCTGATGTAAATAATGAAATTCAAATCCCTAACAACGTTCTGCAACTTGATTTGAGTAACGACCCTGCAAACGTTGAGTATGGTGCTGTTCGTCGTAGCGGTAAGCTATACGATCCAGTACATCATACGTACAAGTGGACTAATTTCACTACAGTTAAATGTGATGTAGTTTGGCAGTTTGACTGGGTTGATATTCCCAAACCTATTGCTGACTTTATCACTAACCGTGCTGCTGCTATCGTATCTAGCCGTATCGTCGGTGACCCTAATCAATACACAATCCTACAACAAAAGGAAGCATTCTCCCGCGCTATGGCTATGGAGTATGAATGCAATCAAGGTGACTACACCTTCTTTGGTCACGCTGGTGATACCAATCAATACATTAGCTATCAACCTTACAAAGCTCTTATTCGATAAATGCCTGCAGTTACTCAACGGATCGGAAACTACCTCGGTGGAGTTTCACAACAATCAGATGACAAAAAATTACCGGGTCAGGTCCGTGAGTGCTACAACGGCTACCCTGATGCTACCTATGGGTTGACTAAACGACCCGGTTTTGAACACATCGTCAACTTAGGTACCGGTACTACATACGACAGCGGTAGATGGTTTTACATCAACCGTGATGATGACGAAGAGTACATTGGTGTAATCAAAGGTACTGATATTGATATTTGGAATGTCAAGACTGGTAACGAAGCTACAGTCACCTTTCCTGATGGCACCAGCTATCTAGGCAGTGCCCGTGACAAGTACAACCTAATTACTGTACAAGATACAACTATTGTTATTAACAGTGATAAGACTGTAGGAACCCAGGCTGCACCTACATTCAACGCACACCGTGTTGCAACTGTTGAAGTTAAAGCTGTAACATCAGGTGCTACTTACACCATTGAAATTACAATCAACAGCGTTACAAAAACAGCTACCTTTACAGCTTCTTCATCTTCTGATGTAAATGATATTCTAACAGATCTTAAAAATGATATTGATGCATTTACTGGTGATCATGCTCAGCTTACTGTTATCAGACTTAGCAACACTTTAGAAATTAGCAGCACTTTACACATGGATGTCCATGCTGAGGGTGGTGCCGATAACCTAGAGTTGGTTGTTTTTGAAGATATTGTTGCTAACGTTTCTGAGCTTCCAGCTAAAAGCGTGCATAACAGAGTTGTAGAAATTGTTAACACAAACTCTGATAAAGATACCTACTATGCTAAATTTGTAGCACATGATGGTGTATCTGGAGAAGGTTTCTGGAAAGAGACTATTGCACCTGATGCATCACCTGGTCTCGATACGGCTACTATGCCGCATGAGCTGGTCAACACTGCTGTAGATACGTTTGTTTTTCGTAAAATATCTTACACAGATAGACTTGTAGGTGATGATGTGACTAATTCACATCCTAGTTTTGTAGGTGAAAAGATTACCGCTGGATTCTTCCACAACAATCGTCTTGGATTTCTATCCAAAGACAATGTGTCGATGGGTCAATCTGGTGATTTCTTTAACTTCTACCATGCATCTGCTCAGATTGTTATTGATTCAGATCCGGTAGACCTTAGCTGCTCTTCTATCCGACCAACTGCACTACACGCCGTGCTGCCTACAGCCCAGGGTGTCGTATTGTTTTCTAAAGATCAGCAGTTTATTATGTTCTCCGACAGTGGAGTGCTGACACCTGCGTTGACTACTATCCGTACCCTTTCTAACTTTGAAATGGATACTGATATTTATCCTGTTGACGTCGGTACAAACATCAACTTTGTTAGCAAGACTCCTGGGTACAGCCGTGTGTTTAGCATGGTTACCAGAGGTCAGCAAGAGAACCCCCAGGTGCTAGACATCTCTCGTGTTGTCAAGGAATGGATTAGCCCTGACATTGATTCTTTGATTGCAAGTCCTCAAAACTCTTTGATTGCACTCAGTGGTCAAGGTTTAAATGAAGTGTTTCTTTATCGTTACTTTAATGATGGTAAAGAAAACTTGATGGAAGCTTGGGTCAGCTGGTTGATGCCTGGTACTGTGCAGTTCTTGGCTACTAACTCTGATGAGATGTACGCTGTTACTAAACAAGGTAATCAGTTTACGATCACTAAAGCGGCATTGAGTCAAAGCCCTGAACAAGCTATCATTGTCAACAACGACGGTGAAAAGGTTAACCCCAGCATTGACCTGTACAAAAACATTGCATCTAGTGCTGTCGTCTATGACAGTACTAACAACCGTACTAAGTGTTACATTCCATACAACGATGTATCTGGTTTGACACCTATCATTGTTGTTAAGGGTGACACCAGTGGCGGTACTTTTGTTGAGTCTGGCTTTACTATTACACCTGAGCGTGGTTCTGATACCAACGGTCCTAACTCACCTGCTACTGAGACGTTCTTTATTATTCCTAATAAAAACCTTACAGCTAGCGGAGAGGATGCGCTGAACGTTGCAGGCGACGTAATTGTCGGGTTTAAGTATAACTTTGACATTAGACTGCCTCGTACATACTTCCGACCAGATCCTAGAATTACTGACTTTACTGCTTCACTGACTATTTCACGTATGAAGTTTGCTATCGGTTTGTCCGGTATGATGAGCTTTAAACTTGAGCAAAAGGGAAGACGTCCTTATGAGATTAGTTTTACTGGTGATGGCTCTACAACTACATATACATTCAACAAACGTGATCTAGATTTTGTTGACAGATCTGAGGTTAAGATTACTGTCAATGGTGTACGTGAGACTGGGTTTACCTTTACAAACGACACTACGATTGTATTTAACTCAGCTCCGGCTAACAATGCAGAGATCATCATGTTTATTGATGAATGGTTTACTATTAACCCTGTAGCTGAAGCTAACCAGTATCTTGCTAATGACGTTCCTCTGAACAATGAAACTGTGTTTACTGTTCCCGTCCATCAGCGTACAGAAAACTTTACTATTAGAATGTTTAACAATTCACCGTTTCCAGTCGCTGTCAACTCTATGATGTGGGAAGGTAACTACACACCTCGTTTCTATAGGAGGACCTGACATTGATGAATCCCTACGAATTTAATCCTAAACAAAACCTCCTTGATGATCAGCTAGCTGTATCTGGTGTAGATAACAATATCTTTGGTTTTGTTGCTGACGTATTTACTGGTGGTGCTTACAGCCGAAACAAACAGGCTAAAAAACAAGCAGAACGTACCAATGACTACAACAATCAAGTTTACGACTATTCTCTTGGTGAACTAGAGCGTAAGTATAACTACTCTGTTGAAGGTCAAGATATACTTAAGCGTAAAACTGAAGAAAATCTCAAGTTCCAAGAAGCTCAGCTAGCTCAACAATGGAACTACGGTATGGGCATTCGTGCGTACCAGCATCACCAAGAGCTACGTGCGTACGAACAAGATCTTAATCAAGCTGCTAATCAATTTACATTTAATGAGATTGCAGAGCGTCAGGCTAACACACAGCAGAATCGGTTTGTTCAAGAACAGATGCTTGCTATGGAGTTTGACCAAGATCAGACTCTTATTAACTTTGAAGCCGCTGGTCTTGGCTTAGCTCTTAGCCGACGAAAGGCTGAAAAAGAAGCTGCATTTGCTACACAACAAACACGTCTTGAAGCACTTAAGGCTACTGGTACTGCACGTGCTCGTGGTCAAGCTGGTCGTACTGCTCAAAAGAACTATCAATCTATTGCTTCAGAATCTGGGATGCGGCAAGCACAGATTGTTGAACAACTGTTGTCTACAAAGGATGCACTTGACATCGACTTTGTTAAACTCAGTGATCAACTAAATCTTGATATTGCTAAGCTTGGTGCTGCACGTGATAGCTTGATGGGTGCTGATGTCAACACTAGACAGCGTATTAAGATGCAACGTCTTCAAGCTGACTTGGATACTAAAGCAAGTATCGAACTTAAGCCTGAGATTATGCCACCGCTGCCTAAACCGTTTGCACTGCCTAGACCTGAATATCAGGACATCTACAAACCTGTTGCTCCTCCACGTCCACAAGAAGCTGTTGCAGAAACAACAAACCTGTTTGCTGCTGCTGTTAGTAGGATTGGTGGTGCTGTTGCTGCTGGTTATGCAGGTGCTGGTACATCAGGTAACTTTAATTACGCTGCTGCTGGTAGCAGGTTCTTCGGTTTATTTAACTACACTTCCTTATGTCTTATAAAAGTTTTGCTTCACAAGGGAGCTTCAGTGACAATCAACTGAGAGCACCTGATGAATCCCAAAAAATTAGAAAGCAAGCTGCACGCCGTGTTCAAGGTATGAATACGGCGCAAGCCTTTCTAGAAAAGAATGAATCTATTTATCTTCAAGCACAGCAGCAAGCTCAACAACAAGAGCGGATGCAACGTGAAGATAACTACAAACTTGAAACACAGAATCGTCAAGCATACATAGACGCGGTTACTCGTGACTATAACATTGAACTGCAAAACGATAAAAACAAAGCACAATCTAGCCTAAATCTTTTAAGGGATCTCTCTGCTTTTTCTAAGAGTGCTTTTGATACTTACTCAGCTATCCAAGAGCAAGATAGGAAAAAAGAAGCCGGAACAGCTTTTGGTGTTATTACTCAAGCCGGTCTTAATTATGAAGACCTGCAGGCTCTTATGAGTCTAAATAATAACTTAACTCAAGCAGAGTTATTTCAACAAGATTCAATTCGAGAAACTTTTGGTGAAGTAGAAGATCCAGCTGTTCGTAATGCTATTTACCAGGTTTATCAAAACCGCAATACACGTGCTTGGATTGAAAACAAAGCTATTTATCAAAATAGCCTTCAATTGTATCCAGAATTTGTTGAGCAAGAGCTAAAAAAACTGCCACAAGATGCACCTGCTTCACAACAACTTGCAATCCTTGACGCGTCTTTAGCTAATTTTGTAGCTACACATTTTGAAGGAGCACGTCCTGAAGTAGTTGGTATTTCTGTTATTCCTGGATTAAGAGGTCTACAGAACAACATAAAAACAAGCTTGCAAAGCAGAATTAAATCACAGCAAGAAGCAAGGGTAGAGCTTGATACTATGCAAGCCCTGAATGTAGCTTTCGGTGATAAAGGTGCTGCAGGTGTTATGGAATGGTTTACTACCACCCCTAGGGGTCCTGAAAAACGAAAAGTAGCTGCTAAATGGATTGTAAACTCTCTTAAAAGTGGAGGACCAAATGCTTTAAATGCTCAAGAAGCTTTAGATATTCTTAATTATCAGTATGAGTTTAACGGCAAACTTACTTCATGGTCTCAGCAATTTACTGGAACAGATGAAGTAGCTGATGTAAACGTTGCTGTTAGAGAGTATCGTGATCGTGAAGCTGCAGCTTATCGGCAATCCGTTAACGACAGAACACGAGATAACGAGCAATCAATTCGTGAAAAGTATGATGAGTTAAATGAAGATGGATTCTACACATTCCAAGAACACCGTAGGCTGCAAGAATATGCAGAACAAATCGGTGGCATTGGTTACGACAGTTCGTTTGTAAAGTCTGCAGCTAAGACAACTCTTGAGCAACGTGCTGCACCTTTGGCACAGAAAATTCTAGACGATAGGCTTGCTTCCGGTACGTTGACTGTTAAATATGTACAGTCCATGAAACTCACCAGGCAGCTACATGCTACTTACATGGCACTGGCTGAGCAGCAAGAACGTATGCTAGAAGATCCAGAGGTAGCGTCTGCTATTAAACAAGTGCGTGCTTCTGTTTTGAATAACGATGCTATCGCAGTAGCTTATCAAATGAAGAAGAACGTAGCTACTGTTACTGGTATGCAGGACAAGCTGGTACGTGAATTCAAACAAAACCTTATTGCTTCTAACGGTAACATTCAGCAGGCTCTTGCAGCTAACAATGCTAGGGTAAGTAGTCTACTTGGCAACCCAGCTAACTACGACAAGAACGGTAACTTCAACGAAATTGTTAGTGAACTACAAAGTAATGCTAGCGATGCAGCAAAAAGCATTACAACATTTAACAATGTTACCCAAGCATTGCTCAACCCAAAGGCGTTGACTAATGCTGAAACAATTACAA